CCTAAATTCGTCGCGCATCGATGAAGGCATACGCCGTAATCTAGACGACGCTCGTCTCTGGTATGCGATTGATCAGGCTTATGATGTGTCGCAGCGGCAGATAACTTACACATTAGTCGAAGGTCTGCTGTCTAGTGGTGTGTCTGGTGAGAAGGCTCTGGACGCAATGAAAACGTGGGGCATGGCAAATCGACTCACGAACATGCTTGTTCCGATGTGTAACAAGGATGGATCGGCGGTCTGTGGGCGGGACGGCAAACCCGTAATGAAGCTAGATCTTCCCACCTTCTTCCACATCTTTGTCCCGCTGGTTCAGGCCTACACCAAAATGCGTTGGGCAAAGCTGTTTTCTGACAGAGACATCTTTCCTCTCTACAAGTATGAGCCGGTGTCAATGACGACGCCGAACCGTCTGCGTTGTGAGATTATTACCAGCCGCATTCAGCGCATGGTGCAGGAGATGGGCTATCGCGAGGACGAGAGGCAGTCGATTCTACAGATGCTCAAGTACGGCACTTGTATCAACTTCCCTGCGGAGGATTTCTACCGTGAGGAGCAGATCTTTTTGGAGAAGTCGAAAGAGGTCAAGCGCACCGTAAAGGAAGGCGTTCGATTTGAGATCCCTCACCCGAGCCGCGTGTTCTGGGACTTGACCAACCGCCTCACCACAATGAACACGGATACCGGCTGTGAGTACGCCGGGTTCTGGAATGTTCAGAGGTTTAAAGACGTAAAGAACAACAAACAGTTCTGGAACACAGATAACATCCAGTTTAAGTACGGCTCGTGGGTTGACGCGAAGTACAACTTCTACCGAGAACTTTTCCCGTGCGCTCTAAAGTTCCCTCAAACAGGGATGTTTGCGCCGGGTACTGGTGAGGATGATCGCCTTAAGAATGCTTATCGCTACACGCTAAACCACAATGATGAGGGCGTCACCGTGGTATCCCACTTCTCGAAGTTGATCCCATCTGAGTGGGATCTCTTCGATTACGATCACCCCGTCTGGATGCGGTTCATCCACACAGGATCGCACACTGTCAGCCACGCTGTTCCCCTCGCCTACAACCCGCTGGTAGCCTACATGTACGACGCGGATCAAGGCAGTGCCCACAACTCGTCGCTGTCTCTGGAGCTCCTGCCGTTCCAAGATCACATCTCCAACATGCTCACTCAGTATATTCTGACCGTGAAGCAGAACCTGGAGCGCGTTGTATTCTGGAACGCGGATGTGGTTGACCAGAAGTACATCGACCTTATTAGCAATCTCGGAGAGAAGAAGTATCGCGGAGTGTCCTACATCCCGTACAGCAAGCGAGAACTGTCCTGGCAGCAGCAATCGGAACGTGATGCGTTCACGCCTGTAAACCTCCCTCAGGGTAATTCGACGGAGATCGCCGGTGGCATCAACCAGCTACTTCAGATGATGGAGCGGGTTCTTGGCTACTCCCCGCAAGAGGTTGGGTTCCCGGCCTCGCACGAGCAGACGGCTGAAGAGGTGCGTATCGTAGCGTCCAACACCAGCAACCGGCTTGAGCTTACTGGCAGCTTTATCGATGGCGCGATGAAAGCACGTAAGAAAATGCTCTACGAAGCGTTCCTGGCTTACTCATCGGACGAGGTTCTGGCGGATGTCGCCGACATGGATGACACCAAGAGGAAGTCCCTTGAAGACATGGGATTTGAGGTGGATGAGCCAGAGTCTCGAAGCGCCAAAGCGGGGATTAGAGGAAACAAAGATGCGTTGCGCGTTGATGGGTTCTCCAGCGATCGAGAAGGTGCTGATCGCATCGTGGACTCGAAGATTGCGGCCACGATGATCCAGACTTTCCAGTCGATCTTCTCCAACCCCGCGCTATCGGAAGCTGCCGGTCTTGAGCAGTTGATCGAGCTGTTCAATCAGATTCTCGTCTATAGCGGTGCGCCAAAAGATTTCCGACTGCGCATTCAGCTGCCAAAGAACCAGCCAGAGAACCCTGAGGAAGCTCAGAAAGCTCAGGAGGAGCAAGCGGCTCAAGTGCAACAGCAACTCGCTCAGATGGCGACTCAGGTTGTGGACGGCAAGATCATGCAGCTGGGAGAAGAGCTCCGCACGAATCTTGTCGAGCCCATGCAAGCTCAGGCGCAGCAGACAATCCAAGCTCTCGAACAGCTAGCAATGCGGCAAGACAAGCAAGCCGAGGCGGTAATGCGGTTGTTCAAAATCATCGACATAGCCCAACAACAGAATGCTGGAAGTCCTAACCAAGTTTATACCGGAGGCGGAAACCCTGCAGATCAGCAAATGGCTGCTGCAGCCGGAATGCCTTCGCCTGAAACAATGCCTTTTGGCTGAGATTACGGCCCTACAGGCTGAGGCTGCGAATGTCGTAGTTCGCAACCCAAGCGTCCTTTCCACCCAGGCTGGTCTAGACCATCGAGCCGCAAGCGCATTGGTTCAGGCCGCACGTTATCAAACGTGTCTCAACGTCCTGAATGAGGTGCTGTCGGATAAGCTCAAGCTCCGTACAGCCGAGGTACAAATTACAGATAAACATGATCACTGAAGAACAGAACGACATTGGGTTTCAACCCGATGCTCCCGAGGCCCAAACGCCTTTTCACGCCCCTCCTGACACGAAGCAGGGCGACAACACCGCAGCAATGGATGAGGCCGCAAAAGAGGCTAGCATGATGCTGCTCGACCGCCTCCTTGGAGAGGAGAAGGTGGCTGAGGAAAACGCCGCCAACACTCCGCCTAAGGCTGAGGAGAAGGCTAAGCCTACCAAGAAGGCCGAGAAGAAGTCTGAATTCCGAGAGACCGTTAAGCCGGAGGCTAAATCCGAAGATCCTAACGAAGATCTTGAGGACGAGAAGTTTGTCCCCACGCCTCGCCGAAACAGGATCACCGCTGAGAAGGTTGCTGAGGTTGCTAGCAGGGCCGCCGCCGAAGCTGCTGCTGAGACCTATCGGCAGATCGAAGACCAGAAGCGAGTGCATGCGGAGCGAACTGCTCAAGAGGCTGCCAAGGCATCGGAAGTCAGCATCCCTGAAGATGCCAAAGAAGACGTTGAGCGTCTCTTAGAGGTTCAGCGACTTCATCCCAACGACTACCGCGGTCGAGACCTGGCTCGTGAGTTTCTGGAAGGCGCAAAAAACGAGCGCAACTACGAGAAGAAGTGGCGCAAAGAGAATCCGGGCGTTGATTTCTCTTGGGATGATCACGACCACAAGCTGTTCATCGATAACAACTCAATCGAGGTCACAGAAAAGCATCTCAAAGAGGCCGACCGCTCGATCCTAAAAGAACAAGCCATCACCGAGGCGGAAGAGCGGATTACAAAGCGATACGGCAACGAGATCGATGAGATTCGCCGCTCGAAAGCAGAAGCGCAACTCGCACCCATCCGTCGCGAATTAGATGACGCTAGCTCTAAGAGCCTCCTAGCGGCCGTGCGCCCTGATCTCGTAGACATGTATGACTCAGATCGTGCAAAGGCGCTTGCAGATATTAAAAGCGATCCCATTGCAATGGAGGCCGTGAGCATTGTTGAGGAGTGGAGCATCCCTGCTCTCGATGCAGCCGTCCGCGTCATCAACAATCCGTCCGGCTACAGCAACAAGTCACGAGAGGTTCAGACTCTTGTGAACGCAGCGATGCGGGTTGAAAATATACTCAAGTCAGTTCCGCGTGATGAGCGCCCTGTTACAGAGGACGGTCGCAGGTTCGCAACCATGAACGACTTCGCGAACATGCCCACCTCACAGAGGTCGCGGCATTACACAATTCAAGACGAGAGCTTGGTTCCTCAGCTGATCATCAAGACAGCTAACTATGAGGCGTCTCGAATCAAGTCTGACATCGAAAGAAAAGCGGAAAGCTACGCAAAGCGCATGGGTTTCACAAAGTCGGAGAGTGAATCCTCTCCTAAAGCTACAGTCAAATCGACACCAAGTCAGTCAGCTCCGTCGGTAAAAGCTCAACCTACTGGGCGTAAGGATGAAAAGGCTGAGGAGACATCATTCAATGGCATACCAAAGGGTTTCTGGGATTCAATAGGTCTCCCAGTATAACATAACTTACAACCGTTTAACACAAGCCGCGTCTAACAAGCGCGGCTTTTTTATTTGGCCAATTAACTCCAGTACTAGGTCATCCCTATAAAACACCTGACCCTATTCCTAAGACATAGCTAACCGTGTAATGATCACAGCCGAAAGATTAAAAACCTATGGCTGGAATCGATACGACCAATCTATTTAACCGCTGCGCTCCAGCGGTAAGCACTAACATCGCATCCTGTGGCGCTGTTACTGCCTGTACCGCAACGCAGGTGACGTCGTCTGATCTCGCTACGATCTACGGATCAAGCGACTCAAACTACCGCATCCTCGGGAACCTCATCTCTGCCGATTTTCTCGGCAAGGCCGTCGGCGTACGCCAAAACGGTCTGTATGACTTCCTTCAGGCAAACAAGCGCGTTATGGGCGGAAAGCGCCTGAGCGTTCAGCAAGTCAACGGCGGCCTCTGGGAGATTAGCCCGTTTGTTAAGATGGGTCGCAAGCGCCAACTGAACACCGAGTATTGGACCGTGCGTGTTGTCGGCTCCACTGCAAGTGTGAGTCAAACCACTGCCCTCTCGGTCAAGATCTACAGTCAGGGCAGCGCCCCGTCTGATGCTCGTTGGTTCCCGGTCGGACTGCGTGTGTTCGTTAATGGTAAAAACGCTGGTTCTGCGGGAACTGGAGATACGGCTTACCGCCTTTCGTTTGTTGTCGCCACTGTCGGCACGGTTGCTAGCGATGGCAACGGTTCGTATCTGCCATGCACATTGATGCCGCAGAACTCCGCTAGCGTGTTCTACAACAACGCTGCTCCAGCGATTTCTAACAAGTCGAAGATCCCGACTACTCTGGGGGCTGGTGATGTTCTTGGTCTGCTGTTGCGCGGCACTGCAAACGTGTCCGATTACGAGAGCTTCTGCTCTGAGATTCCTGGCCTCAACAACAACCAGCTGTTGCCGTTCTGGATCGAGACCACCCGATACTCGATCTGTGAAGACGAGCTCACGCAGAAGTACTTAAGTGCGCTGCGCGACTCTAATCCGTTCTTCAAGGAATTCGGCGACGTACCTCAGGTTGAGCTCAACAAGCAGATCATTGAGGACTTCCAGCGCCGCCATGCGAACGCCTTCTTCTTTAACAAGGCGCTTCCTAACCAGACGCTTGCTCTCTATCAGGATCTGGCTCAGATCACTGTTCCCACCTCGGCCTCTCTAAACATCCCGATTGAGGGCAAGTGCATTGGCCGCAAAGCTAATGCGACCGGCATCTACGAGCAGATGGCTGAGTGCGGTCAGGTTGTTGACTTGGAGGGTGAGACCCTCAACCTGCACAAGCTGTTCAACTCGCTTTACAAACTGCAGCGTGAGCGTGAAGCGGCTGGTACTAAGGCGGACATCATCGAGCTCTTTACTGACTCGTTTTTTGCCAACCAGTTCATCATCGGCATGGTGAATTACTTCAAGACGAAGTACGGCTCCGACGTGTTCCGTCTGACCATGCAGCTGAATCAGGGCGGTGAGCAGGGTCCGTTCGGATTCAAGTTCTACAAGTTCACGTTGGACTACCCTCAGGTGGAGCTCCGCATCGTGACCCACCGCATGTTCGACGACATGCTCTCCGCCCACAAAGCGGCTGGATTCGAGTCTTCGGGCCGCATGCTGTGGGCCATCGACTGGCAAAATGTCTACCAGGGGATCATCGATTCCAACACCGTCACCAACAAGACTGGCGATCTGAAGCAGCTTGCGGCTGTGGATGACTCCTATAGCTGTGTGATGAAGGTTCCGAGCCGAACCACCAAGCTGACGAGCACGACCTACACGTCGGTACTTGAGGCTGAGACTACCAGCTTTGTGCTGGAGAATATTGGTTCCGCTGCGCCGATAGGAACCGGCAGCAACGACGGCACCTTCTACGTCTAATCGGTCTTAACACAGGGCGGTTGGGCTTCGGCTCAGCCGCCTTTTTTGTTGGATGAAAGACTTTGAGTTGCGAGCAACCCGTCACTAACCAAGAGTTTATTTATGCGGCACTTCGGAAAGTCGATTATCTACAACCTCATCTATGTTGCCGGAGAAGCCGTTCCATTCATCGAGCATGAAGCGGGGCAAGGAGTTATCGCAACCGATGATCCAGCTATCATAGAAGCTCTTGAAACACGGATTCGCGAGCGACGTGGAGGAATCTGGGAAATTACATTAGATCAGTACGATGAGGTTTTAAAAAAAAACAGCGTCGTGAACTCGAAGCCTCAATCGCAGCGGCGGCTAGACTCAGTAGTTCGGGGGGGGATGAGCTTAGCGGAAGCTCAACAGATGGTAAACCGCCACGACGCAGCTGCTGCTCCGGTCGCCGATGAGGCCAAGAAGCCAGTACCAACCATTGCGGCTGAATCAAACGCGCCAATTTCTACTGAGGTAAACGTGTCTCGTCCGTCTGTAGGGAAAGTCAAACGCTAACCAAACATGATTACTGAGAGCATCGCCACCGATATTGTGGTCACAAAGTCTGGAGTGCTTTCGCTTGGCAGTATTCTAGCCGTGACCGTCTCTCATTTTTTCAACATGCCGACTTGGATTCAAGTGTCGGCAGCAATAGCGGCAACAGTTGCAAGCGTCTACGCGATTCGACTTACTCGATTGAACATGAAAAAGACCAATGCAGAGCTCAAAATCCTAAGAGCTAAAGCGCATCAACTCGGCGTAAACATTGACGATTAATGAAACTCTTTCTCCTAACCATCGTCCTCTTGATTACTAGCTGTGGAGTTCTCGTTCCACAAACCTCTCGGCGATCAAGCACTACCGCTGAGGCCGCGACTGCAAGTCTTAAGTCGAGTGAGCAGTTCTCAAAGATCGTCCATGGGCAGCCGAAAGGTCCGATTGCAGAGCTTCATGTCGGTGGGCTGGGCAATAAAGTGGAACTGAAGATTCCGCAAGTTGATCCACCTCCAGTTCCTGTGGTCCAAGTGAGGGTGGTGGAAGTTCCTCGCGTGTCGCACGAACCCGCTCCAGAACCTGTCAACCAGCCTTACCGCGAGGAAACCCGCTATACATCGAACGTGGACGCAGCAGACGCCGAAAAGACGGCGACCGCCGATAGGAAGGAGGTCTCAATCCCAATCGGCGTGAGCATCGGTTTAATTGGCATAGGGGTTTTGATTCTGCTTTTCGCTTTCAACCGTGTCAGGAATTCCAGTCTTGCAGTCAACGCAGCGTACCAGACTTTCGATGGCATGCTTGCTCAGCAGATTCGATCTGTCAGGGAACGCGCCATTCTTGCTACGGACAACCCAACCATCAGCATGTTGAACTCTCAGATCGCCGAACTGGAGTCTCAGCGCGGAAGGCTTGCGAGATGACATTTGCTCAATACTACACCCTGATCAGCGCAGCCGTCTTCCCCGAAGGTGAGGCTGAAAACTTGGTCAATGTCCACAAGCTTGCGGTCAAGGATGCTCTGATCGATCTACAGACAAAGATCCCATGTCTGCGTACCGATAACGCAGACTACATAGCTCAGTCATCAACGCTGTTCCATTGCGGTTCAAGCACCTTCGACACGGTAGATGGTAACATTGAACGGGTGTACACCATGCTGATAGATCAAGGCTGTTCAGAGGTTGAGTACGCCTACATCGATCAGAACCGGATGAACGACATGATCAATTCGTACCGATGCTGTATTTCAGAGAATGCGTACGGCATGAATCCATACACGCTTAACCATGCTGCTGGATCACCCCTCTATGTCACAGGAAGCCCGTCTACAGACAAAGACTATCGAACCGAAAACAAGAAGGGCTACTGGTCACTCAATCGCGGAACAATCTACATCTTCCCATCCATCGAGAGCACCGAGCAAGTTGTCGTCGAGTGGAACGGTATTCGGCGCACGTTTGAAGACGGTACAGTCCTCCCTGCTACGTTTCAGGATCGAGACGTAGTGAGCACAGTTGAGCTATATCTGGAGTCGCAGGTGGCTCGTCGCGAGACAAAGGACATGGGCACATTCCAGACAGCGACAAAGGCCTACGTGGACTCGGTCTCAAATTTGGTATGGGCTTGCCGTCGTCAACAGAAATTTGTCAATGAGCCGCGACTGACTGCCCCAGACGCATGCTGACTGTTAATGTTCGGCCGCCTCTAAATAATCGAACGATGCCGTTTTGGCGTCCGTTACGGTTTTATACGCCGCAAGCAAATGAAGCGACAGGGTACGGTCGCCTTGCAATGGAGTGCATGGCTGCGTTGAACATGATACATGTGTCTCGAGATCAATATCCTGATTTTATACTTATCGCTCCCAGCCAATCTGGTCCTTCTCCGGTTAGGTTTACGATGTGGGAGCCTGATGCTCTTCCAGAGAGCGCATTCGGATTCATGGATGCAAAGTCCCTAATTGTTCCCTGTTCAATGAACCTAAAGTTGTTCAGGAACAGCGGATACCGAAAGCCGATTCATCTTGTTCCTTTGTGGGGAGAGGCGGAGTGGTCCCCTATGCCAGAGGATTCCGTCTTCAAGTTTATCTGCGTCGGTCGAGACAGCGGCGTCAAATCACGCAAAGGCATCTGTGAGCTAATGGAGTACTTCTCGCTAGCCTTCCCTTCCGAGAAAGATGTTCAGCTAACGATTAAGAGCAACCCGGACTGCTTCCGACGCGAAGTCAAAGATCCGCGCATCGAGATCATTTATGAAGACTACCCTAAGGAGGTCTATGAACAGATGCTTTCCAAACATCACTGCGGCGTGTTCCTGTCAGGCCTTGAGGGATGGAACTTTCCAGCTTGCGAACTAATGGCAGCTAATAGGCCGTCGATCATAGTTCCTTGGGGAGGCCCTGCAGACTTCACGACCCCGGAAACATCATGGCATTTGGACTACACGATGGTCCCTGCTCCGCTAGATCATCCTTACGAAGGTGTTGGTCGTGGAGCCAAGCCAATAAAGGACAGCGTCATTGCGGCGATGAGAGAGGCCTACAGCAATCGCAGTTTATTACAGAGCAAGGCAGCAGCTTCTTACAGAGCATCGCTTGGACTTACAAAGAAAGGGTTCCAGGAACGACTTCGAGTTGTAGCGTTGGACGTTCTTGGCAATCTGTAGCCAATGGCCTCCAATGCCAAGGCAGTCCTAATTAACCGTTTGGCTTCCACCCCAGGAAAGGGGTTAGGGGCTAATACCGGGTTGGGCACTGCTGACATCGTGGTGCCTGATTTTCCGAAGCTGCCTAATCGGCTAACGGAACAGTCGATTAAGGATTTCTCGGAAGAGGTTGATCGTTGGCGAACGAATTTTCAGGCGCAATTCCCGATCCCTGTCGGTGGGCAGACGACAAGCATCACGATCGATCCGACCGAGAAGATTGCGAGCGCAGTTGACGCGGCTGTTGCGATCATCAACAGGCAGATCTCCGGTATCAAAAGCATCGTCTCATCACAGGTGGAGAACCTACAGAGTCAGATCGATCAGATTGACTCTGGGAGCGTCAACGCAGTTGACGTACAGGCGATCATCAAGAGTGCTCGATACGTTCACAACCAGGGCTTCCCAAGCTCTAAGTGGACGATCCAACACAACTTAGGATGGTATCCCTCTGTCACCGCAGTTGACATGTCTCAGAACGTGTTTTTCGGTGATGTGGAATATATCGACAACAACACCTGCACACTGACTCTATTTTCAGAAAATTCCGGTAAAGCATACGTAAACTAAAAGACTAAAATGAAATTCTACTCACCGATTGATATGGGCGGACTGGAGATCGTCCAGTTCAGGACTCAGAACAACGCTGCACAGCCTTACGCCGCAACCAGTCAGAAGGGTGCGTTCTGGATGGACACGGCCAACAACCTTCTGAAATGGAGTGATGGAACGAGTTGGCAAGCCATCTACCCGCTATCGATAACCCATGTTTCAGGGACTTCTACCGCAGTCCTACGTGACGCGAGTGGAAATTTCGGAGCCGGTACAATTACGGCAAGCCTGACTGGTGTTGCATCACTGGCCGCTCAGCTTAACGCCCCGCAAAATTTCTCGGTCACCGGCAAAGCGACTGCCGCTACAGTTTCATTTAATGGAACCGGCGCGGTCGCGCTAAACGTCACGTCTCTGACCGTAGTTCCGGGGGAAATCACGTTAGCGAACGGCTCGTTCATCGTTGGGTCTAGCGGCGTTGGTTCGGCTGTCGCCAAAAACACGATACCGATCTCTGGATTTGCGGCTGCTGGAGCTGATGTTGGTCTCGGTGGATACAAGATCACGAGTCTTGCCGACCCAACTGCAGACACGGACGCAGCGAACAAACGCTACGTTGACTCGACAGCTCAGGGGCTCGATCCCAAGCAGTCCTGCCGTGCGTCCACGACCGCCGATCTTGGTGGTACGTACAGTGCTGGTTCCCTGACGATCACCGGCCCATCAGTGCCGCTGGTCATCGATGGCGTTACGTTAGCCGTCGCCAATCGCGTTCTCGTCAAGAACAGCACAACGGCCAGTCAAAACGGCATCTATACCGTCACAGCAATCGGCAGCTACGGTTCGGCATGGGTGCTGACTCGTGCCACCGATTTCAACACGAGCGCCAAAGCATCCCCTGGATCGTTTACTTTCATCGAGGAAGGCACTGTTTACGCGGACACCGGGTGGGTGATGAGTGCCGATGCGACGGTGGCTCTTGATACCACCTCTCTAACTTGGACGCAGTTCAGCGGTGCCGGATCGTACAGTGCTGGTCGAGGCATGGCCCTCGTAGGCGGCCAGTTCAATTTCGCTCAGGGCAGCGACTACACGGCGAACACGATCCCCTATGCCTCAGGCCTCACGACGATTGGATTCATTGGAGCCGGTGCTGCGTACTCGGTGCTGCGCGTTCCGGGTGGTGGTGGCGCTCCAGCGTTTGGAGCCATCGACATCAGTGCCTCTGCAGCTGTTGTGGGGACGCTTGCTGCAGCCAATGGCGGCACTGGGCAGTCATCTTACGCGATCGGAGATATCCTCTACGCAAGCACTTCTACCGCGCTCTCGAAGTTGGCTGACGTAGCGGTTGGTAACGCGCTGATTTCCGGGGGTGTTGGAGTTGCTCCTGCATGGGGCAAAATAACCCTGACCAACCATGTCAGCGGAATCCTACCGATCGGCAACGGTGGCACTGGGCTCTCAGCGTGGACCACAAACGGATTGTTCTATGGCGGTGCGTCCGCGATGGGGCAGACCGCTGCACCAACAACCGGACAGATCGTTGTGGGCAGCGCGGGTGGAGTCCCGGTGTTCGTGTCGATGTCAACCGACGCCACGATTACGGCGGCTGGTGCGCTAACGATTACAGCGAACGCGGTCAACTACGCTAAGTTCCAGCAGATCGCGGGATTGTCGGTGTTTGGCAATTCCACAGCCACAGCAGCAAACGGTGCTGCGATTACCGGCACAGCGAATCAAGTGCTGCGTGTCGATTCAGCAGGTACTGCGCTCGGTTTTGGCGCAATCAATCTTGCCAATGTAAACGCGGTTACAGGCCTCCTACCTAGCGCAAACGGTGGCACTGGAACGCAGTACGCTCTGTTCGCGACAGGTGGAACAACTCTTCGCACATATTCGCTAACCGACAGGAGTGCTGCGATACCCGCTCAGGTCTCTGGAACAATCGTTGGCAATGCGGCTTTAACCGTTTTTTCGGCGACCCACAGTCTGAACACGAAATCGGTATTGGCTGTTCTATACGATTCAAACGACGACCAGGTATTCGTAGACACCAAAACCTTCGATGTAAATACGGTTAGGTTCACGTTCGCTGTGGCCCCTGCAAATACGGCCACATACCGTTGGGTAGTCATCGGTTATTAATTCCAATAAAACATGAAGCTTGAGAGCCAACTGCAGGTATTTACCGCGTCGGGTGTCGCCCCCTTTACGGTCAATCAAGCCACGCTCGTCTCCAACCTCAACGCCCAGTTCCTCAATGGTCAGTCGGGCACTTACTATGCCGCAGCGTCGTCGCTTTCGAGTTACCTGCCGTTGGCTGGGGGCACACTGACGGGGGGGCTGACGGTCTCCACTCAATTGTCCGTCCTTGGAGCGACGGCGACAGACATTCTGCGGTTGTACGTAACAGGCTCAACCATCTGGAAGCTAGGCGTGACCGACGCCAGTGGAAGCGCCTTAAACATCTCAGCAGACTTCGGCAGCTTCACCATCAACAAATCCACTGGAACTGTCACCACTCCGGGAGCATTTGCGTCAACAGCTGTAACAGGCACCGCGCCGCTGACCGTGGCTTCGACGACGTTGGTCTCGAACCTCAACGTCCAGTATCTGAA